ACTACACAGGCAATTACGCTCCTGACTCCGACGACTACTCTTTTACGGAATCGCGGGCAGACTTCAGCTAAGATGTAAATCGCTTTCGGGCAAAGAACCGATTAAGCCGACAGACTTTAAATCTGTCCGCGTCATATCTTTACGATTATAATACAACAACGACCGCATCGCCTTGTTATCCTCGGTGCGGTCGTTGCCATGTCTTTCAGCCTACCCTATTGTCGGCGTGCTGACACAACGGTATCTACAGGTGTGTTGTCGTTATTTCTGGTGAACGATGTTCCGTTCAGCCATAGCGTATTGCCGGAAACACTGTAAGTCCAGTCATACTCTTCTTCAAATTCCTTGGTGGCACTATTGAAGAATTTGATATGGATATGTCCGAGTTCAGAAATCGTGTAGGTTAAGTCGGACCATCTGCCAGAGGAATCGTTATAGTATCCTCTGAAATCACCACCAAACGTATATATCCGTGTATTATTTCTGACATCAGAAATCCATTGGCCAATCAGATCATAATCCCTGATGCCTGGTTCTTCATCCTTGCTGCAGGACGTAAAAGCCAAGAGACTTGCCAGCACCAGTATCATGATGCGGCCTGCGAAAATAATTGTTTTCATAGCTGCTGCTTTAAATGTTCGTAATGATGATATTGCCTTTCTTTTCCGGATGGCCTTCAAGAAGGGTTTCTACATACAGAGCGCATTGGTCTGATGTGCCGGTAAAAAGAAGTGCTCCAGCCTGGCCGTTCTCGATGGGATATACGGCCATGTAACCGAGCCTATGTTCTTCGTCGATGATGGCTTGCTTAACCCGCTTCGCCATATCGTCGTACATCTGCCATTCTTCGGCATCCTTCACACATTCTGTCTTGCACTCCAGTAACGTGGCGTTCAGAGCTTTCAGACGGTCGAGTTTTGTTGTCATAGTCTTACTTCTTTTCGTAGGTGGTGGTAAGTTGTGCGGCCATGTCACGGAAACGCTGGTAGTCGCTGTCGGAGATCTGACCGGCTGCATGAAGGCCGTCGATGATGAAGAGATAGAGAGCACGGTGCTTGGGCGTGTCGGTCTGCGTGCAATACATCTGTAGGGCATTGAACACTTCCTTGGGCATGATGGTCGTAGCCTTCTTGGTAGGGAACTCTCCCCCACCCTCGCTGAAGGATGAAGAGGACGAAGAGGATGACGAACTGGATGATGAGTCGCTGACTCTCGGCTGAGAGATAGCTTCTGGTACTTGTGGCGACGGCTCTGTGCCGATGCCTGCCACGTCGATGTCTTCACTGGCTGCCGCTTCTATCAGCGCATTGAGCGAACGGCGGCGGGGTTCTTCTTTCTTTGCCATAATTATTCGATTTTAGAATTTGTAATTTACGATTTATTGTGCAACCGCACAACTATGCGGTTATGCAGTTGTGTTACTTTCCCCATTTCTTCAGGTATTCGTCGGCCAGCATTACAAAGTCTTCGCTGACGTTGCTCCTGGCACCACGATACGAGAAGATGTCGTGACAGGCATCGGGCGTGGTGTCGTAGCTGCGGTCCTGAGAGTTGGTGATATCATTGGAGCGTCGGATGACAGTTGTAAAGACGTCGCCTTGGTCGCGCATGTCTGCCTCCCAGTTCTTTGCGTTCTTCAGGCGAATGTTGACCTTGGTAAGCAGAATGCCGTGAATCTGCAGCGAGGGGTTCGATACTTTCTTGATCTTGATAATCTTGCCGATGGTCTCGATGTAGCCGTCAACGGCAAACTGCTCCAGCTCAACGGGGATGATGATTCCGCCGGCAGCACATACGGCATTGACCGTAACACGGCTCATGGCGGGCTGAGTGTCGATAAAGATAAAGTCGAAGCTGCTCTCCCACTCCGTCAGCCCTTCGCCGGTATGGTCGTCGATAGGTTCGGCAAACAAGGCTTTCAGAGCACGGACGGGGTCTGTCACCTTATTGCTGTTCAGATAGACGTCGGCATCCTCCATCCACCGTGATGATGGTGTGTAGTACAGGCCGATGCTGTTGCGATAGACGGGAATGTTGGCACCCTCGCAGAGAGCTGTGAAGATAGTAGGCTCCAGAGGTTCTTTCTTCGTACCCTGACGTTTCATGTCCCAACCGAGACTGGTCGAGAGGTTGCACTGAGGATCCATGTCGATGACAAGGACGCGGTAGCCGCGAGCCTTGATGGCTACTGCCAGGTTCAATACTGTGGTGGTCTTCCCTGCACCACCCTTGTTGTTGCTCACTGTCACAATGTGACGGAGACGTGTAGCTTTGTTCTTACTCATTGTTGTAGCTTTTATATTATATAATAATGTGAATTGTGTAAATGTGCGGTTGTGTAGTTAGGCGGTTGTGCGACTGTGTGAAACTGCGGTTTTGTAACTATGCGGTTGCCCAACCGCCCGACTGCACTTCTTTGCGGTTGCATAACTACACAACCGCCGACGTTTGTATCTGTGCAGCCGCACAACCACACAACAACAGGTCTGTGTGAATGTGTGATTGCAGAATTGCATAGCTGTGTAACCGCACAACTGCATAACTGCAAAGTGTGGTAATAATGCGACTGTGTGGCTGCGCGTTTGTGCAACCATGCGGATGGGCGATTGTGCAACTGTGCGGTTGAGCAACAGGGCGACATACCAATACCCATCAATGGGTTTTCAGAATTATTGTCCATATTGTGTAGCTTTGTAGCCGACATCTTGCTCGCTTGCTCAGGACTGTTGTAGCGGAATCCTTACGCATTAAAGCCATCAGCTGCTGCAAAGATAGGAATAATTTTGCAACCGCACAACTGCACAACCGCAAAAGTCGGCAACTTTTAAGTATTCTTAACTATTTAGGGTAGGATAGGCGGTGATTCGGTTTGCCCTTGACATGGAAACATGTTCTATGTATCTTAGTGCAAAAAGACAATTTTCATAAGTTTTGAATTATGACTGACAAGCAGAAAGAGGCAGTTGAATTACTGAACCTTATCCGAGGAAAGAAGGATTCTGAGGGTGAGTTTGTAATGACATCGGAGCAGTATCTAACGTTGCTGGAGTTTATTGTCGATAAACCGCAGGAGATTCAGTATGTGCCACAAGTGGTCCCGCAAGTAGTTCCGCAGTGGCCGTTGCCAGGAACTACACAACCATTCTACGGGCCGCAATATGGCCAGCGCTGGGAAATAACCTGTAAAGCAACTGAGTAACTATGGCACGAGACTGGAAGGGCGGTAACGCCAGCACGTTTAAGACCATCGGCGCAAGTAACCATTGCGACGAGGAACGGGCCGACAAGGACTACTATGCTACGGAACCGGCTGCTACCGAGTGGCTGTGCAGGCTGGAGCAATTCAGCAAGTTCATTCTTGAACCGTCGTGTGGCGAGGGTCACATGAGCGAGGTGCTGAAAGCGCATGGCTACGAGGTGGTGAGTAGAGACCTTGCGGACAGGGGCTACGGAGAGGTGGCCGACTTCCTGAGTGCCGACAACCGCTACTGGTTGGGCGACATCGTGACGAACCCGCCGTATGCCTTTGCGCAGCAGTTTGTGGAGAAGGCGCTGCAGATCGTGCAGGAGGGTAGCAAGGTGGCGATGTTCCTGAAACTGACTTTTCTGGAAGGAAAGGGTAGGGCACGGCTATTTAAAAATTACCCCCCCCGTCGGGTTTGGGTCAGTCGATCGCGCCTTAAATGCGCGAAGAACGGCGACTTCGAGCACAGCCCTGGCAGCGCGACAGCGTATGCGTGGTTCGTGTGGGAGAAGGGCTACAAAGGCCATCCTGAAATACGGTGGTTTAACTGAGGCAGAAATATCTAATTTTTAATTTCGAGATATGGCAGACATTTTAAAGATTGCAGAAGAAATTCTTCATCTTGAAGAAGCGGAGTTTAAACAGTTGCAGCACAAACTCACAGAGATGCACCACAGTGAAGTAACCTACCTTCAGGACATCTATGAGACAGGTTCGCTCTCGTTTAGCAGTGCTCTTTGGGCATTGAAAAACGGAAAGCCTATCTGCCGTGAAGGATGGAACGGAAAGGGTATGTTTGTTGTCAAACAAGTTCCTGCTCACATCACTGGCGATATCATTCCAAACATGCAGTCGTTGCCACAGAGTGCAAAGGACATTCTGATGGCACGCGAGGATCCGCACATTGACTACACTTGTCAGATGCTTATCATCAACCGCGACGGGCGTGCCGATTCATGGGTGCCTTCATCTGCTGACGTACTGGCAGAGGACTGGATGATTTTCAAGGGCAAGTAACATTGGCAGAAATATCTAATTTTTAATTTTTGAGATATGGCTAAGAAGAAACAAGAGGCGAAAGCCCCAGAGAAACAGGAACAGGAGCAGGCTCAGCTGGAGCAGCAGATCAAGGATGAGTTGCAGCAGCAGGGTCAGCAGATGGTGGATGTATCGAGAGAGCGTGTGCTGGAAGGTATCAAGGAAGCCGTGAAGCAGATGTTGAAGATGATGCGCGACGCCAAGGCAAAACACGGCATCCACTACAACACGAAGAACGACTACGAGGTGTTCTGCCGCCGATTCGGCACGAACGACGCAGAGAAGATTCTGCAGGAGTTCGACCTGATTCGTGCGAAGCAGTCGCAACAGCCGGCAGTGATCCGTAACGTCATCAAGCAACTGGGCGAGAATGCTTTCCGCTATTGCTACATGATGTGGCGCAAGGAACAGGAGGAGAAAAAGCAAGAGCAGGAGCAAGGTGCAAGTAAAGAGTAACGACTATGATTAGGAAGATAACAGTAAGCGAGTACCAGAAGCGGTACGACAATATGGATGCTGCAGAGCGACTGACGTTAAGGGAGCGGGTAGGGCAGTGGTTGGTGAACTATGCCAAGAAACTGATAAGACGCTCGGAGGAACCGGAGGCGCAGTTGCAGAACGTGATGCAGGTGAGTGGCCGATGGAACGACGAGGAATGCCGAGCCTGGGAAGAGGGCGCACAGTTGCTGTCATCTTTCTCGAACATGGCCGACACGTGGCTGCCTGACAGACTGTATGGCAAGGCTGCCTACAGAAGCATCCGAAGAATGGTGAAGTGTCTGAAAACAATGGGTGAGCCAGACGGAGCAAAGCCTGTTGCGAAGCAGGGCGTGAACACGGTGGTTCAACCCGTCGGAAAGCCGACGGGAACGGTGGCTGACAACAATCAACACAAACACAACGATAAGGGTGGGGGAGCGGCTGCGCTCTATAACCAAGTGCCAAAATGCGCAGCCGGAGCCAAGCCTGCACAGACAGGCGGCACTCCCCTCAAACCCGCTGACGGTAAGACGGCTATCATTCCACGTCCACCTCATATTTCCCAGTACGTGCATATCCTGCCGAAGAAGACGCAGGAGAGGGCGGCTAAGTATGGCGATCTGATGCGCGGTCTGGAGGAAGCCCGAGAGAACATGCGCCGACTGATGACCGACCCGCAGGCTAAGAACAGTGACCGCGAGAAGTGGGCGAAGACCGCCACAAGTATCGACAGTCAGATAAAGAGCATCCGTAAGGAGCTGGACGCCGAGTGGGAGAAGGCGGTGAAGGCCGGGCGTGTGACCGTCGATGACTTGGGACATGCGCATGTGTTACCCGACGCTGGCGAGACGGAAACGGTGGTTGAGCTGACAAAGGAACAAAAGGCAAAGGTGAAGCAGCTGCGTAATGCGCTGCGCGACACTCGCGGACCGAAGGAACCGGGCGAGAAACACGATGCCTACGTAAAGAAGTGGGTGGAGAGATACCGCGAGATGGTGGCCATCGGCGGCCCTGAGACGGTGACTGAGGCGGTGGCTAATGCTGCCAAGCTATACGGCATTGATCTTGACAAGATATAGTTTCAGGTTTCAAGTTTCAAGTAAATCGTAAATAGTAAATTGTCAAATAGTAAATTGAGATGACTTTTCATTCGATTGTTAAACAGTGGTGCGAGCGGTATCGCTACATGCAGCACACGAGGGAGAACAAGCGCTTCTACCTGACGGACTCGCAGATGGGCGTGGTGGATATGGCGAAGGATATCAGCAATTCCTTTTCGCCATGCGTGGTAATGGAGAGCGGGCCTGACGGAAGCGGACCGCTGGAGCGCCCAGTGATGAGCTATCCGATATACTTCTTCGTGCAGGCCGAGAAGATGGCCGACGGCGACGAGGCGGCACTGGCGTATGAGACAGCCTTGTATCACGCCAAGAACTTCCTGTCGTGGCTGAGAAAAAAGCACAACGATGAGGTAGAGAACAATATCGACGGCGACTTTGCCCGTATCAATCTTGACGATGCGTACATAGACATCCAGAGCGCAGGCCCGCTACAGAATGGTTGGTTTGCGGTGATGGTGCAACTGGTGCGCGACGAACCGCTGAACCTGTGTGTAGACGAAGACCTGTATCTGACGGACGAGGAACTGGAAGCCGTAAGAGCGCAGTTTGCTGAAGAAGATGATTCGGATTCAAGCAATTGATAGGTTATGCCAAAGAAGGAACCGACGGGCTGGAAGTCCTTCAAAAATATGGATGAAGCCCTGAAATTCATGAAGGAAAGAGATATGGCACAGAACGACGAAGAGAAAGCGCCGAAGAAGGTGACGGACATCGACGCGGTGGACGACAACGTGAAGGCGGCAGTGATGGCGTTCAACGACCGTTGGATGCCGTGGCCGAAGTTCGACCTGGGCGTGGAGGTGATGGACGTGGGACAGTTGCGTGACGCAATGGGACTGCGTGCCTCTATCGACTGGGGCGATCCGTGGCCGTCGGCTGAGAAGCAGCTGCTGGACTTAGGTTTCCGTTGGCAGATGTTGTCGGGCATGAGGGTGATGTACCTGAAAGAGCGTGACGACTACCAGCCCGACACCGGATGGGAAGAAGCGGAGGAATACATTGATTGAGGCGCGATGCAATCGCGACGCAATAAACAAACATTATTAACATTCAAACACAAAAACGAAGATGAAAAAGTTTTTTCTTTGCCTGATGCCAGTCTTATTGATGGCGATGGCTGCAGCCTTTATCGGATGTAACGGTTGCAAGGGCGAGACGCCCAAGATTGATGACCCCGTAGTGATGTATCATGACTACGACGGCGTGGTACAGGACTTTACGGCTGGCGTGGCTAACATCGTGGCGCTGCACCGCCAGACGATGTTCAACATGATTGGTGGTACGACCTACGAGTGGCGCAACCTGCAAGTGGTGTTCAACGATACCATCAAGGCTGAGAACATCGACGATCTGCACATCACTGACATTACTGACGTGTTCTTCTACTGGAATGACGAGGGGCCTCACGTTCAGTACATCAGTTCTAACGTCGTGAAGGGTTCGATTATTCCGCATCCTATCATCGACGTTTGGATTGAGGACGACGAGCTGGATAACTGCGAGATTAAGCTGTGGCCTATGGACGTGCTGAAACGCTTGAAGGAGTGGAACGGTGTCATCCCACCTGCGAAGGGCATGGTGCTGCGACTGCCAGTAGGTCCGAGGAACTGTAACGCTCAGTGGGTGTTGGGAACCATCGGTGATCCCATCTTTATTGATGCGGTGACAGGTGACATTACGGAGTGGTGCCCATCGTTCCCCATCCCAAACGTAAACGGTCCTTTAGGCGAATGGCCCTGATAGAGTGAAAAGTGAACTTTCCGATTAAGCGAGAGCCATCGTGCTCGCATGAATGGCCGAGCGTGAGGAAAGTCAACGAAGTTAAGAGTGAAGAATCATGGCTACACTTTATAAACTTGGAAGCAGCGGCCCTGTAGTGAAACAGATACAGGGTGCGCTGCACCTTGTGCAAGACGGACAGTTCGGTCCGTTGACGCGCGAGGCGCTGATGACATGGCAGCGTGAACACGGACTGACACCTGACGGTATCGCCGGTCCGGCAACGCTGGCAAAGCTGCTGCCGACGATGGCAAAGAGCGTGTTTAACCTGAAGAAGTCGCGCAGGGTGATAACGGACATCGTGATTCATTGTACGGCATCGAGAGAGGGACAGGCGATGACTGTTGACCAGATTCGTGCCGAACACAAGAAAAACGGCTGGAGCGACATCGGTTATCACTACGTGATAGGACTGAATGGCGAGAAATGGAACGGACGTGACGTGGACCTCATAGGGGCGCACGTAAACGGCTATAACGCGCATAGCATCGGGATATCATACGTGGGAGGACTGGAGAACAAGCCAGGCGTTCCCTACAACAAACTGAAGGCAAAGGACACGCGCACGGAGGCACAGAAGGCGGCATTGCTCTCGCTGTTGGTGGAACTGCGCAAGCTGTACCCCAAGGCGAAGATCAGTGGCCACCGCGACTTTTCGCCTGACAAGAACCACAACGGCATCATCGAGCCGCAGGAGTGGATCAAGAGCTGTCCGAGCTTCGATGCCAAGAAGGAATACGCGAGGATTTAGGTTATGAATACATCGACACTACCACAGGAACTGATGTCGGGCTCACTGCTGCACTTTGAGCAGGGCGTGCCCATCGACGACCTGTCGCTGCGCACCGAACAGCGCAAGCGGCTGGCACGGGTGGAGCACGTCTATTGGCAGTGGGTGCGCAATCCGTTCATCGACACCTATCAGCTGTTTCGCCAACTGGTGAAGGGGCATTTCGCCGACCGACCAAGCGAGACCCGTGCCGCACAGAAAGACCAGCAGCTCTTCGAGTTCGTCAAAGAGAGTCTGACGGGTATGTCGCGCAAGGATGCCCAGATGAAGGTGCAGGCCGCTGCCGAGAAAGCCATCCGTATAGGCATGGAGACCGATAACGTGCAGGCGCTGACGAAGGGCGGCAAGCTGCTCTACGAGGTGGCAGGGCTGGATAAGCCGGAAGACCAGCAGACCGACATGAGCAAGTTGATGTTCCTGCCGCCGGTGGTAGTGACCGACATCAGTCAGGTTGACGACACCAAGGAGAATGTGGATGATGCCGAGATGAAGCGTATCATGGATAAGTACGGCGGTTTCGTTGATGACAAGATGAAGGACGTGGACGACATGGTGGCAACGATGGAGGCGAGATCTGGAGTCGGTCAGGACGAGAACGACAACGCTAACGAAAGACCGCATGAGTAGACTCGGAACCAATCCCAATGTCAGCAGCGACCAACTGGAAGCGAAGATGCTGCCCAATGTAGAGGAGCCAAAACCCGAACAGGAGGGTGGCGCTTACGTGGACTACCAGGGCGACGGACAGCACAAGGTGTACCTCAGTCCGTGGCAGAACAAGGTGCGCAACTTCGGTGCCCGCAATACGAAGGTGCGCGGCGGTCGTGGTACGGGTAAGACATCACTTATCGGTGTTCACATGGTGGACACCACCATCGGACTTCCCCGTATGATGGGTGGCTTCTGCGGAGCCAGTGCCAAGCAGAACTACACCCGAACGATGCCTAACGTCCTGAAGGTAGTCAATGCCCTCGGCTTCGAGCAGTTCTACTTCATCGGTCAGCCTCCGGCACGTCTGCGATGGCCTACACCGCTTGCTAAACCGCGAGTGTGGGAGAACTGTGTCAGTTTCGCCAACGGATTCGTCTGGCAGATGATCAGTCTTGCCGTCAAAGGTAGTGCCAATGGCCTGAACCTTGCCGCTATCATCGGTGACGAGGTGAAGTACATGCCCTGGCAGCGTGTAAAGGAAGAGGTGTTGCCTACGCTGCGTGGCGACTTCATACCACCATCGGCACGTAAGACCGAACAGAAACGCTGGGGTTATGGTACCGACCCGAAGCGCAACAATCACTGGCTCTCACAGCTATGGGTATCGGATGCCGGACTGAACCAGCGCGAATGTATGTGGGAGAAAGAGAAGGAGTATGAGACTGTTGACGTGAACCATCAGATTAAGGAGATGATGGCCGAACTGAAATACCTTGAAAAGCACCATCCCAAGCAGGCCGTAGCTCTGGCTAAGAACGAGAACTTCCTGAAGAAGCTCTTTGCCCTGCGCACACAGTCGGAAGCCTTCTGGAACCTGAGCAGTATCGAGAATATCGCCATGCTCGGTGGTGAGTCGTACATCCGGCAAATGAAGCGCGAGTTGCCCGATTTGCTTTTCAGACTTCAGATTCTGGGACATGAGAAAGGAGCTGCCAAGGATGGCTTCTACTGCAACTACTCAGAGCTGAACACCTACACCAGTCAGGATATCACCGACCTGGTACTCGACAAATACAGCATCCGTCAGAAGGGACGTGTGCTGGACGGTCAGCAGTGGCCTACCGACTACGAGACGATGACGCTCGACTTCGACATGTTGCAGCACGACGGCGAGGATTGCAGCCTTGACCTTGACCTCGACTATAAGGAGCCATTGAGGATAGCGCTGGATGCCAACTCAGACATCAACTGTTTCGTGGTGGGGCAGACCCGCACGTATCAGGGCCGTGCTTCGCTGATGATACTGAAGGAGTTCTTCGTGCAGGGTGAGGTTCGCCTGCGTGGCCTCTCGAAATTGTTTGCCCGCTACTACCGTCCGTTCCTGCGTCGCGGATGCAAGGAGGTTATCTTCTACGTAGGCAGCAGCATCAAGCAGGGCAACCAGTGGGCATACGCCGTAGAGAACGGCGAGGACAGCCGTTTCGACAAGGTGGTGGAGCGTGAACTGACGGAGGCAGGTTTCAAGGTAACAAGGGCTGAGTTTACATCGTGGCGACAGGAACGAAAATACCAGTTCATCAACGACTGTCTATCATTCCAGGCATCGCCAGCCATCTACATCAACCGCGAGGCCGAGCGTTGCGAATACCTCATGGCAGCCTTGGAGAATGCCGCCATCGTGCCTGGCACCTTCAAGAAATTCAAGGACACAGAGAAGTATAAGGCAACAGGCCCCGACTCCGTTGCAGGCGACCCCCGTTCGAGAACGACGATTACAGACGCTTTCGACGATT